TTACAGACATTGAGCAATCCCGCGCTGACACTGGGTTTCGTTATTACGTAGTGCAACCTGATGTCTACACAGGACTTGTTGCAGCCGTAGACTCTGACCGTGGCTATCCTAACAAACAAGGCACTACGCTTACCGGACTTCCACCTGTTGCTAACCTTGCAGAAGCCACGGACGACTCAGGGCGACTTATTGCTATTGACTGTTGGCGGTTTACCGAGAACGATGACCTAATGCTTGAGGAAACTGACGGCGTCGAGGAGCTTACTCAACTAGAATTTTTAGCACTTAAACCTGAAGCAGAAGAAACACTTTAATGAACGGAACTTCAATCGAGTCTCAATACATCGCCTTAGAAAGCGAGAGGCATTCTTTCCTAGACAGAGCGCGTCAAGCCTCTAAGCTTACTCTTCCGTATGTTATGCCGGAAGATGGACATAATTCTCATTCACGTTTAGAAACACCCTTTCAGGGCATTGGAGCAAGAGGGGTCAACAATTTAGCATCCAAGTTACTACTAGCCTTATTGGCTCCCAATGCCCCGTTTTTCCGTCTTAACTTTGACGAACCCAAACTGCGTCAAGAAGGCGCAACCCAAGAGATTATCTCAGAAATGGAAATCGCTCTTCAACGTGTTGAGGAGTCGGTCATGGAGGAGATTAGTAAACAGTCCTACCGTGTAGGCGTTCACGAGCTTCTCAAGCACTTAATNATCACTGGTAATGCNCTGTGTTACATCCCGGAGGAGGGTGGTATGCGTGTGTTCCATTTGGACCGTTTTGTTATCAAGCGTGACCCTATGGGTAATCCTTTTAAGATTATCACAAAAGAGACTCTCGACTACAATACACTTCCCGATAACGTAAAGGAAGCCGCCGGGCTTATCGACGGTGACACCTTAGGTCGTAACTGTGACCTGTTTACCTGTGTTGAACTACAGGGCAAGAAGTGGACAGTCAGGCAAGAGGTCAAAGGAACTCTTGTAGAAGGCTCTGTGGGAACCTTTAGTAAAGAAAAACTACCGTATATCCCTCTTCGTTTCTCTAAGATTGACGGGGAAGATTATGGTAGGGGATATGTAGAAGAGTATCTTGGTGATTTAATCAGCCTAGAGACTCTCACCCAAGCTATTGTTGAAGGTTCAGCAGCGGCTGCTAAAGTGTTGTTCCTAGTTAATCCTAACGGAACCACACGAGCTAAGACTCTCGCTGAAAGCCCTAACGGTGCAATCACCCAAGGAAACACCAACGATGTTTCTGTGTTGCAGCTTAACAAGGCAGCAGACTTCAGTATCGCAGCGCAAACCGCTGACAGCATCAAAGAGCGACTTGGGCAAGCCTTCCTGCTTACCTCAGGAGTTGTCAGGCAAGCTGAGCGTGTTACAGCAGAAGAGATTAGAATGCTCACCCTAGAGCTTGAGTCTGCACTAGGTGGACTCTACTCTCTCCTTAGTAACGAACTTCAGCTTCCTATGGTCAACCGGGTCATGGACATCATGGCCAAAAAGAAGCGCATGCCTAACCTTCCGAAAGACTTGGTTAAGCCTGTTATCATTACGGGAGTAGAAGCTCTTGGTAGAGGAAACGACCTACAAAAATTAGATTTGTTCTTGGCTGGAGCTGCACAAGTGGTGGGACCACAAGCTATCGGTCAGTTTGTTAATGTTGAAGAATACTTCAAACGTAGAGCTACTAGTCTTGGAATTAAGACCAGAGGTCTCATTAAGACGCAAGAAGAAATTCAACAAGAATCGCAACAAGCTCAGATGATGTCAATGGCAGAGAAAGCAGCGCCTCAGGGCGTAGCAGCCTTAGGCAACATCGCTAAAGAATCTGTCTCGAACGAAGCCGCAATGGTTGAGCAAGAGGCACCTCAACAACAACAATAGAAAAAATGGCTGACACCCACATCATTAACGATAAAACAGAAAGCGAGCAAATCTCTCTAGAAGAGGAAGCAGCCGCTATTCAAGAACAGGAGACTCAGACTGAAGAACGTCCAGAGTGGCTTCCTGATAAGTTCAAAACACCAGAGGACTTAGCAAACGCCTACAACAACCTTGAAGGTAAGTTAGGCTCTAACGAGGAGACTCAACAACAACAAGAGGACCTCCCCCCCAGTGAGGTTCCAGACTCTACAGAGGAAGACTCTCAGACTACGGCAATCATTGCTGCCTCTGATGAGTTCTCAGAACAGGGACAACTAAGCGAAGACACCTATAAATCTCTTGAGGCTAGCGGCCTTAATCGTAACCTAGTTGATTCATACATCGAAGGACAACAAGCACTACAGGCTTCTGGAGAGGCTGAGTTGTTGAGTGAAATCGGAGGCCGTGAGGCTTACGAACAAATCTCTGAGTGGGCCTCTGAAGCTCTTAGCGAAAACCAACTCGACGCATACAACAAAGCACTTGAAACAGGAACTGATGAGCAAGCCTCGCTAGCTCTAGACTGGATTAAGACTAAGTATGAAGCGTCTAATGGTGTTAGTCCTTCTTCTTTTATTCAAGGAGGAACTAAAGGTTCTGGAGAATCAGCTTTCGAAAGTCGCGCTCAAGTATTAGCAGCAATGTCTGAAAGAGACGCTAGAGGCAAAAAGCGTTACGAGGTTGACCCTGCGTATCGCAACGAAGTTGAGCGCCGTCTTGCAATATCAACCACGATATAAAACATGAATATTATTAATTACCTAATTGACAACAAAGACACCCTCATTAGCACCCTCACCGCTATTGTTGCAGCAGCTTCAGCTATTGCAGCTCTTACACCCACCCCTACTGATGACGGTTGGGCTGCTAAGCTCTACAAGATTGTTGACTGGCTTGCCCTTAATATCGGTAACGCCAAGGACAAAANCTAAATCATTAACAAGTAATCCCATGCCTAAAGTTGGAAAAAAAAAATACCCATACACTCCTGCTGGAAAGAAAGCAGCTAAGAAAGCAGCTAAGAAGTCTGGTCTCTCTATTAAGAAGAAGGCTAAGAAGTGATTAAGCTAATCGTCTCCCTTCTCTTTCACTTCCCTAAGCTTGCTGACATGTTTTTTGAGATTCGTGACGAATATACCAAACATTATAAAAGCCGCCGCCGCTCTCGTATGGACGACCGTATTGATGAATGGGTGCGCGGTGATAAAGAAAAGTGAAATTCCAGTTTTTATTGAACGTCTTGAAGCGCATTCTTTCTCTGCTGACGAAAGAGAAACCATTGGAGACCTCCTCCGATACGCCTCCGAGCTTGAAGCACGATGAGCTAGTAGCTATCTGTGTTGGTCATTCTCGTAGAGGAGACAAAGGGGCTGTTAACATAAAAGGAGACAGCGAGTGGAAATACAACAGCAAAGTAGCCAAAGCCCTTAAAAAAGAGCTTACCTACCGAGGCATAGACAGTAAGGTGCATTCTTCTTATGAGGGAAAGACTTACCGTGAGGCTATGGTTTTCATAAAAGATAAGCTAAAAGAAGACGGCGCTAACTTAGCCCTTGAGCTTCACTTTAACGCTTACACAGGCAGAGCCAAAGGATGCTCTATGCTTTACAATAGCCCAAACAGCGAAAGCAAAAGGCTAGCTGAAGAACTACAGTTCTCAGTATTAAAAGATTTTGACACGATAGACAGAAGAACCAAAGGTCTCAACAAAGGAGACCGTGGTTTGTTGTTTGCTGAAAACGACTACATTCCTACTGTTTTATGTGAACCATTTTTCGGAGACAACAGACAAGACTGTGAGTTGTTCTCTGACTACAGACTGTTAGCGTCTAGTTACGCTAACGGCATTGAAGAATTTCTAGTTGGGAAAGTTAACTAGTAACCGAAGCGCCCGAAAGGATAACGCTACCGAGTGAACGAAACCGTAACTAACGAAGAACCCAAAAAAAAACTAAACTTAAACTATTAAACTATTATGGCTAATGGCTCAATTATTCCGTCACGCTTAGGTCAATCCAACCTAACTGGCGATGTAAACGCTTTGTTCCTCAAAGTGTTCTCAAACGAAGTTCTTACAACGTTCGAAGAAGCGAATGTTATGAAGGAATTACATACTGTTCGCACTATTTCGAGCGGTAAGTCGGCGCAGTTCCCAACTATGGGTAAAGCTACTGCGAAGTATCACACTCCCGGAGCTGACATCTTTGAAGCTGGTTCTACCTATGCTTCTCAGATTAAGCACAAAGAGCGTGTCATCAACATTGACGATGTTCTTGTAGCAGCTACTTCGATTGCTAACATCGATGAACTAAAGAACCACTACGACGTTCGGTCTGCGTATAGCACCGAGCTGGGACGTGCGCTTGCTAAACGTTTCGACGAAGCAACCATGAAAACTCTCGTGGCGGCTTCTCAGGTTAACCATGCAGACCGCGCTAACCCAGACGCATCTCAAGGCATCGTAATTGACTTGGGGTCTACTGGAATGCCCGCTAACGTTGATACCGCTGTTAACCTTATTGCGTTGTTTCGTATTATTGCACAGAAGTTGGATGAGCAAGACATCCCATCTGAGGACCGCTTTGCTATTCTAGCTCCTGAGCAGTATTACTTGCTTGCGGGTTCTGACAGTAATGCAATCAATCGCGACTTCGGTGGCGAAGGTAGCATTGCTTCTGGCTCTATTTTGAAGCTTTCTGGTATTAGCATTAAAACCTCTAATAACCTACTTGCCGCAGGCGGAATCGTTAGCAATGACGTTGCTGGTAATGACGTGAATGCTAACAACAACCCGTTCGATGACGCTGATGGCGGCTCGGCTGGTAAAGGTTACCTCGATGCTGGTCTTAACACCCTTAAGCTCGTTGCTGGTCACAAGTCAGCTATCGGAACTGTTAAGCTCATGGACCTTGCTGTTGAATCTGAGTATTCAATGGCTAAGCAGTCCACCCTCATGCTTGCTAAGTATGCAATGGGTCATGGTATTCTTCGCCCAGAAGCTGCTGTGAGTGTTATTGCCTAAACAACTAACCTATTAGGGGTCTCCTTAGAGTAATCTTTGGAGGCCCTTTTTTTTCTTATGAAGAAAAGAGCTAACCTACGAATCAAACATAAGTCTAAGAAAGGTGGTCTCAACAAAAAGGGACGAGACTACTATAATCGTAAGACTGGCTCTAAACTCAAAGCTCCGGTAACGGAGAAAAAACCTAAAGGAAAACGAGCAGCTCGTAAGCGTTCGTTTTGCGCTCGCATGTCAGGCGTTAAAGGACCCATGAAAGACAAAAAGGGTCGTCCTACAAGAAAGGCGTTGGCTCTTAAACGCTGGCGTTGCTAACTCTAAATAATCAAATGGCTCTCACTACAGAACTAGAAAGCGTAAACCAAATGCTTGGGCATATTGGTGAAGCACCCATAAACTCAATTTCAAATGAAGCAGCACTTCCAATCTCAGCTAGCACCGCTTTAGTTGTTCTACGTGAAGTTTCAAAAGAAGTGCAAACCGAAGAGTGGCACTTTAATACCATAACTGACTACGAACCCGTAAAAGAAGTTTCTGGTAAACTTAAGCTCCCCGACAATACGCTATTCGTAGACGCTACCGACACTCGAAATGATGTCGTTCAGAGGGGTTTGTATTTGTATAACCGCAAAGACCGCACTGATGTATTCACTGAGACAATCAAGTGTGACCTCACCGTTCAGCTAGACTGGGACGACCTCGCAGAGGTTGCTCGACGTTACATTACACTACGCGCTTCTAGGCTCTTCCAAGGCCGCATGGTAGGCAGCACCGAGCTGCAATCACTAATCGCTCTAGACGAAATGCAAGCTCGCGCTCGTCTTCTTGAGCTTGACTCTCAATCTTCTGACCGCACCATCTTCGACAGTGAGGATGTCTATCGCCGTATCGGTGTTCATCGCAACTACAACATCTACTAATGCCCTTAATTAACACTTCTGTAACTAACCTCATCCAAGGGGTTTCTCAGCAACCTGACGCTGTTCGCTTCTCAGGTCAATGCGAGGAACAGCTAAACGCTCTACCCAGTGTTGTGGATGGTCTTCAGAAGCGCCCCTCAAGTGAGTTCGTTGCTCGCATCAGTGATAACTCTGCGCTTAACCAAGCGTCTAAGGTTCACTTCATTGAGAGGGACAATGATGAGAGGTATGTTGTTGTAGTTAACAGCAAGGACAGCACAACCATAGAAAGCACTCAGCATTCTATCTCTGCGTTTAACCTTGAGACAGGAACACAGGCTACTATCACTGAACGATACTTAGGTGTTGTTGATTCAGTAGAAGAATTTGGAACATACGTAATTGCTACGCTGACCCAGAAGTGTCCAGTTACTGTTGCTTCTACTGACGCTGCAAGACTAGGGACCGCTCGTATACTAGAGGGACCCAGCAAAGGAACTACTTCTTATGCTGTGTTATCTGTTGCTTCCGACACTAACCAAAAACAAGTTAAGATAAGCGGAGGGAATATTAAACTCTACGGTAGTGACTCAAAAGAATCTCAGAGTGTAATCGAATACACAGTAACTAACGCACCCAACGCTGACCTTGAGCTAGACGAAAGGAACTACCTTAACGGTCTCGTAGGAAGCAGTCCTAATGTAGAGACACTCCCGGCTGATGACATTAAGATGTATACCACCGGGGATGTTACGTATGTGTTGAACACTAAGAAGACGGTAGCTAAGGACACCACCACTAGCGCACCTCTAAGCGACGATGCTTTGGTGTTTATTAAGCAAGGAGACTACGACCGTAAATACGGAGTCACCGTTAAGACAGAAACAGAGACCTACACCAACTGGGTTTACTCAGGAAGTTCTCAGAGCCTAAACGGCGATACACTTTTTAACCGCCCAAGAGAAGCTAGAACTGAGTTTATCTTAGGTAACCTTTTTGAAGGCTCTTTATTTGATATAAAAACAAGACCAACTAGTCCTCCCTTTGTTTCTAATCCTCCAGAAATATACTACGACAAACCTTTAAACATAGTCCCTCCTCAGTCTTTTATAAACGGCAGCGTTCCTCACATAGGTTCAGCGGGTGATGTAAAAACAGGCGGACTTCCTATAAACAACCCTAATTACAGCGAGTTTCCCTCTCTGGCTTCTGACACCACGTTTACCACGTCTCTTGAGTCAGACTCCTTGGGGGTCATCAGCTCGACCAAAGACTTCACCATTACGGTTGAGGATTCTATTGCGGGAGACGGTATTGGAGTTGCTCACAAGAGTGTTCCAAACATTACTGACCTACCGACAGTTGCTCCGCACAACTTTAAGATTTTCATTCAAGGAGACCAAGAGGCTGGAGAAGACGACAGGTATGTTCAGTTCAGGTTAAACGGCTACAAAGCCGACACCCCAGACAGCCGTTCAGGTGAGGGTAGTTGGTATGAGACTAGCGGTGGTGCCATCAACAACCGCATTGACGTTAATACCATGCCGCTGCTTCTTAAGAGCACCGGATTAGATACCTTTGAGCTAGGTCACATGCCTCTCGATAAGTTATCCACCGGGGACGCTGACACAAACCCTGACCCTTCTTTTGTCGGTTCTACGATTAACGGAGTGTTCCAGTTCAAAGGGCGCTTGGGTTTCCTCTCTGAGTCTTCTGTGTCCATGAGTGAGGTTAAGTTTGGTAGTTATGACATTGACCTACAAAACCAGAACTACAACTTCTACAGAACTACCGTAACCTCTTTGTTGGACAGTGACCCTATTGATGTCAACGTGTCTTCCGACAAGGTCACAAAGCTACGCGCTGCTGTTGCATTCCAAGACAACCTAGTGCTGTTCTCTGACTTCTGTCAGTTCGTTCTCAAGGGAGGACAACTACTGACACCTAAGTCTGTCTCTGTAAACCAAATCACAGAATACGACTATAACAAGTCTGTTGAGCCTGTGGCTATTGGTTCTTATATCTATTTCCCATTTAAGCGTGGTGACTTCACTGGTATCCGAGAGTTTACCATTAACTCATCCACAGACGTATTCGACGCTAACGAGATAACAGCTCACGTTCCTCAATACATCCCACACGCCGTCTACACAGGGACCTCACTAAAAGGAGGACTCAAGTCGATGACAGGTAGCAGCGCAGAGAACCTGATGGCTGTGGCTGACGGTAATGACATCTACGTCTACAGATACTTCTTTAGAGGTAACGAGAAGGTTGTTAGTTCTTGGGGNAAGTTTAACCTGAGCCAAGGCGATGTCCGGGCTGTTGGGTTTATTGATTCTGAGTTGTTCATCGTTCAGGCTCTTGAAGGTTCATCTCAAACCGTTCTCCTCAAGATTCAGATGGAGAGCAAACGCCGAGACCCCGAAGGCTACAACACTCACCTAGACAGAAGGGTATCGGTTACGCTAAACGCTACCGTAGCTGAGCCTAGCTTTGTTGTTCCTTACCGCCTAGCTGCTGGAGAGACTCTGTCTGTCTACACAAAGGACGGTCTAGAGATTCAGAACACAGTTCAAGCAACCGAGGGAGACACCACGAGAGTGAGCTTTGCTAACAACCTAGTTGGAGGAGGACTCACAGGCTCGTCAGAAAAGCTCTATGTTGGACTTAAATACACAATGAAGTATGTATTCTCTGAGTTGTTGTTCAAAGCTAACGCAGGACAACTAAAGACTCAATCCAACGGTAAGATGCGCGTTAAGAACGGAACCTTGTTCTACGAGGACACCGGGTTCTTTGAGGTTAAGGTCACCCCTTACCTAAGGGACACCTTTACTAGCGAGTTCAACGCTACCATTATCCAAGGGACCACAGAAGGTTCACTACCGCTAGACTCAGGAAGCTTTAGGTTCCCTGTGTTCTCAGACCCTAATAACACTACTATTTCTATAGAAAACTCTACAGCCGCTCCTTGTAACCTACAGAGCGCAGAGTTTGAATCGTTCGTTCACCAACGTTCGCGCCGTTATGGATAACATAGTAGAAAAGACAAAAGAAGGACATTTAATTGTCTTAACTAAACATAAGCACGTCAAAGAACTCATCGCTAACATGAGGGCTATCGACAAGCTTGAGGTCTCCTGTTTCGGCTACACCCCTAGTAAAGCTGCTGAGATTTCCGTAGCTGAGAGCGATGTGGTCTTCACTGTGTTATCCAACACGGGAAAGGTCATGGCTATCTTTGGGGCGGGCGTAAGAGACGAAGCTTACATCTGGCTACTAGGGACTGACGAACTAGAAAGAAACCCAAAGCCTTTCCTTAGACACTGTAGAAAGTGGGTTAACTCTTTAGTTGAGATGTATGGAAGTGTTTCAAACGTTATCCACGCAGACAACCTTATTTGTCTTCGTTGGTTACAATGGTGTGGAGCAGAACTCAGTGACCCCGTAAAGATACAGGGAGAGCTTTTAAGAAAATTTAATATAACCGTAGATAATAACAATGTGTGACATGGGACTAACAGCAATGGCTATGTCAGTGGCTTCTCAAGCTGCTAACGTAGGAGCGCAACGCCAACAGGCGAAGGCTCAAGAAGCATCTCAGTTGCAAGCCTCTGTAGGCGAGATGGAACGCTTTCAGCTAGCACAGAGAGCACAGAGAGCACGGCAAGCTGACGAAGAAACTACAGCAACTCTTGAGCGCCAGAAAGCGAGACGCGAAGAAACCGAAGCTGTAGCAACTACAATTACATCTGCTGAAGAATCTGGAGTCTCTGGAACCTCTGTTGGTCTGGCCGTGGCTGAATACGCAAGAAAGAACGCAGAGTATCAAGCTGCGCTAACGCTACAAGAGAACATGAACGCAACGGCTCGCAGACTTGGGTTTGAAAGCGGCGGCAACGCATACGTGAACCGCATGGCTCAAATCAACCAGCCTATAGCTCAACCTAACTATTTAGGAGCCGCTCTAGGCATGGGACAAACTATTGCGGGAGGTATTACTGGGTTTAAGAAACAGCAAACCATTGATACGATGATGGGTAAACAAGAGACGTTAATAGACTTACAGACTTCCACAGCCCGTGAGGGTCTTAAGATAGCAAGTCAAAACGCAGCTAACGCCGCTACAAGTGCAGCAGCAGCTCGCGGAGCTACTCAGATTATGGATGCTCAAAGAAGAACTCAAACTTATAACATTTTAGGAGGAACACAATAACATGGCAGCTAAGAAAAACCCACTTTCAGCTATGCTTAACTCTGACAACAGAGTGCAAGCAAAAGAATTCCAGCGCGACTACACAGTAGCCTCTACCGTTAAAGGGGTAGGAGACTACGCCGTAGGAGTCACCAAGCCTCTTCCTGCTTCTCAGACTAGTATGGGTAGGTTGGCTCAGTCGTTAGGAGCAGCTAGTGGGTTACTAAAGGAGTTCTCAGACTACCAAATCCAAAAGGACCAACTAGACCTACAGAGCGCAGCGTTAGAAGGCAAGATAGCCACTCAAGAAATCGCAGGGCAGAAGGCTCTTATAGAATTAGAGAACTCTAAGCTCAGAGGGTCAATCACAAACGAGACAATCAAGCAGCAGAACATACGATTGGACATGCTAAAACAACAGGAGATTGTAGCAGAGTTCGATAGCATGTTCGAAGGAATGACTGAGGAGCAGAAGGTAAATTTTGAAATAGGGGTAGCAGAAAACGCTAAAAAAGCTGAAGAGGGAGCTGATAAAGCTTTAGGAAAAGCTGCTGTTGTAACGGCGAAAACAGGGACGGAAAAAGAACAGCAGACTTTCAAGGAGATATACGCTAACAGAAGAAAGGGAGCGGGTTTATTCAACGCCTACGATGAGTATTTTAAAAGTGAAGCAACAAAAAAGTTAAGCGCAATAAACGAAGAGAATATCACGACTGAACAAGCCGACGCCATTGGCCCAGACATTCAAAATAGTTTTATTGAGATGTCTAACCTAGAGGAAGGTTCTGAAGAGTTAAAAGGTTTTCTTATTGCCACATCGAAGTATAACCAAAAGAACATGGCATCACTTGCTACTAACGCTAAAGAAAAAGCTAAAGCAATAGGAAGTGAGAGGTTAATATTCAGCATCGCTGACACAACAAAAACAAGCGACACCTTAGATGAATCGCAATTAGCAGAGTTAAGAATTAAGGCTGACGAGGGAACGCTTAGGACTTTCTTAACAGCTAAAGACGGAATTATAAACTCCATCATAAACCTAAGAGACCCTGAGGCTATTGATAACTTAGCTGATGTTCTACAAGAACAGCTAAGTGACTTACCTATCGGAGACGGTAGAACATTAAAAGAGACTTTGTATTATGAGGCTTCGTTATCTGATTTAGATGAAGCGGAAACTAAGCTTTTGGCAGAGGAGAGGAACAAAGAAGACCTTAACGAAACTATAGCAAGGGATAAGTTTAAAGATATTGCGTATAGTTTGACTAGGACGAAGACCCCTAAAGAGATAAGAGCGCTATTCAGCGCAGCAGCTACAGGTAAAAGCAAAGAGGCTTATTATAAAACCTTACCAGAGCAAGCAGACGCCCTAAAAGAAGTGTTTGATTTATTCCCCGAAGACACCTCAATAGAAGAGATTAACGCTTCTCTTAACTCTGTAACAGAAGCAGTCATAGCAGACAAAAACGAACAAGCGAACCTTTTTATAAAAAGCAACACCAAGAACGATGTTGACCTTTCAAAGCCGAAATTCGCTGAAGAGGTGTTTATTGATATTAAAAAGAATTTTGATGAAAATAAGGCTGACGGTGTTAATCAAGCCCCTGAGTCTGCTTTCTTAATAAATTTCCTTGGAGACTCGGTAACAAGCGGTTTGGGATTGAGTGAGTATAGAATGGCATTGTTTGACAGAATGTCAGGCGGTTTATTTACTCAATACAGAGAGGCTAGAGAATCTCTTCCAGACTTGGTTAAAGAGAGCTACGACCCCGCTTCAGACGACGCTAAAGAGTTCTTAAAACTTGAGCTATCGAAGTATGATGAAAGGCTTAAAAGCGGCATTAAGAGTTTCGTAGAAGGTAGAGTGAGTAGGAAAGCTGAAATTACACAAGAAGGCGCTTTCGGCTTTATTGGGAAAGAAAAAGTTGAAGCGTTAATCAAACAAAACCCTTTCCTTCCTATCCCTGAGATTAGAGAGATAATAGAAAAGCAACGCGAAGACGAACTAAAAGCAATTAAAGCAGAAAGACGAAGGCTTGACCCTGAATTCGAAAGTAAAATTAAAGACCTGAGAAGCCCTGAAAAGCTTTTTGAGACCAACGAGAAGATACGAGAGGTGTTGTTAGGTAACGATTTGCGAGACAGAAAGTCTGAAGCTTTTTCTTCTCTTAGCAAGGCGGCTGGTGCGTTGTTCTTCAGAAAACAAGCTCCGTCATTTTTCGGTTTTGAACCTCTAAATATGTTCGGTCTTATGGAGTATAAAAAAGACAGAAAAGAAGCTGTAGACAACTACACCAGACTCCACGCGCAGGCGGAACAATCTCAACGAGTTAGAATGAAAACTGGCGTAACCGCTAAGGAAATTTTAGACATAGCTCAAACGGCAGCTACTCTTCCTGATGCTGAGTTAGTAGGAAACGAGTTAATTATACCACTCATAGCCAGAGAAGATTCTTTTAACTTTAGTGATATAGCTTCTCCTAGTTACTACGGAAACCCAACCGGGGAGGGGTATGTCAAAGAAACTCCCGGAATCTTTAAAGGGCAGTCAAACTATGCCAAAATAATGGAAGCAGCCAGAGTAGAACTTAGAGATATTACTGTCCCTAAGTCCTTTTTCGCTAAGACTAATCCT